ACACCATCACTACAATCTAATACTGAACCACATTTAGGGCAAATTTGATGACACACAGTCATTTTATCCATTACTTCATCACATCTTACACAATTCATTATGTCGTACCAACATGTTTATGGCAAGGACATTTACATGGAGGTAATCCTATATATGCTATAGGACATTCAAAATGCTCATTGTTTTTACAGTTTTCGTAAATCACTTCTCTCCTCATTATACTTTATGCTGAGGTATATTAAATAATTTATGGTATCTTCTATGGTATCAGTAACTTTTTCATCAGAAACCATTGGGTTTTCACTAGGATTCTTAGTCAGACTAATCAATCTGCTGAATTTATCAGCAAGTCTTACTAGTAGACCTTGACATACTGTATCTGTTATACCCCAATTCTTACTGTTACTGATATTTGCTAAAGTATCACCATTCTTATGTTGACTTCTGGCATAATCCATGCCCTTTTTCTCTACTACGTTAAATGCTCTCTCGCAAATTTTTTTGTGTTCCTCAAGAACTTTATCTATTGATGTCATAAGTAAAAAAGGAGGTTATTCCTCGTGATTTTTGTAGAAGTGATTATCTTCTATTGCCTTTCTTGCGATAGGTTCAGCGATAGCCTCTTGTACTTTTTTGTCTTCAACAGTAGCATTTATGTTTCCATAGGTTTTCATAAACTCATGGTAATTATCTAATGCTTTACTTTGATAATGAATCAAACCATCTGTACCAAATCTTGCCTCATTCTCACGCTGAATATCTGCTTCAGTCTGTCCATTTACACTCATATCACATCCAAGTTGTTTTTTGTATTCATCGTGATGTTGTCGATCATTACAAACTGCTTGTAAGTTTATGTTGAAAGTTGTACTTGTGAGTTTGTCATAAGGTACTGCTTGAATATCAGGTGTGTATTTGTCCTGTAGACTGAATTGATAGTCATCTTCTCCAGTTGGCATATTTGCATATCCAACACTAAGTTCATAGACTACTTTTTGTGCTCTACATTCCTCAATTGCCATTACAATCTCACCCAATGCACCATCATACTTTACGTTATTCACAGACCATAGATTGAAATCTGCTACTTCAAACTCTCTTGCGGTTTGAATAGGTGCTGTACGATCATCCATACCTTGTTTACAGGTATTTAGGGTTTTTAGTAAGTTCATCAATACACTATCTCTTGCACTTGCAATACCTTTATCGAGTCTTTCTTCAAGTTGTTGAATCTTTTTCTCGTTAGGTGTGAGTTTTGCTTGCTCTATTGCAATTTCGACTAAGGCTTCTTCATTGAGTCTTTGAATCTCTTGATCATATCTCTGTTCTGAGATTAAATCTTTGTATTCTTCCAAATCTTCAATAGTAAATTTCTCTACTACACCTTGCCATATACAATGATATTCTACAGCGATTTCGTCAAAATTACATGTTTGACCATGTGATTCAAACGGTACTTCTACTGTTGACGTTTCTGCGTATACTGCACCAAATAGTCCTAATGATAATAGGGCTACTAATGCTATAATTTGCTTTGTCATTACATGATACGGATTATGTTGGATATATATATGTTTATAAATCTAAGCCAAATGAACCAGCAAGGTTTGTAAACTTTTTATACTCACCAAGATATACTCTTCCTTTTTCTGTTAGTATGAAAGTAATTTTTCCATCCGTTTCTATCTTATTGATCAAGTTTGATTGAGTTAGTTTACTCATAAACCCTACTAATCTTTTATGTGACAGGTTAGATTTTCTTATTAATGGGGTTATTGATACTCCTTGAGCACCACTACATGATACACTGTCTAAGATATCTTCTGTTATCTGGTAAGAATTACGGTACATGACAATTAAGTAAAACACTTATATATAAATTAATCTACACTTGACTCTTTAATAGCCATTTCTAACTCTAATCTAGACTTTGCATTGACCTTATCCTTCCAAAGTTCTTTACACTCATAATGCCAAACATCTATTACTTTCCACCCATTCCATTCTAACATATTCTTTTGGATGTTATCTATTGTAGACATTCTTGAACTAGCATGATGTTTATCTTGTATTCTGATTGCTAGAAATTCAAATGGTGTAACTACAACTATATCTATTGTTTCTTTTAAGTGTCTTTCACTAAATGTTTCAAGATATTCAGTGGTAACCATATCAGATAGTTTGACTTGTGTTAGATATTCGGAACTGTTTCCAAACATATCTTTGACTATCTCCAATGCAGCCACTTCTCCCTGTCCTATTATCTCCATTACTTGCTTTCCTTTACAACCTTATATAATCTTTCCAATTTATCTAACTTGAATCGTTTAAGTTTCTCTACTAGTGAATGATGTCCCTTACAAAGGAGGGCAAAACGGTTAGGATCTTTGTCAACTATTGGTAATATGTATAGATTGTAGTCATAGGTTGTCTTAAAATCTTTGTATATCTTCTCACCCTCAACATATTGTTTGTGGTGAAACGTGAAAAATTTTCCATATTTTTTATGGCAAACTTTACATTTTAAATCGAATTGTTTTTTTGATGCAATCTTTCTCTTAAGATTGTCGCTATCATCCTTCTTTGTCATGGGTTTTCTCATGAATTAGTATATCTTTTATAACTTGTGTCTGACCTTCTATAGTCCAATCACAAACTTCACAGGAGTATCTCATTCTACGCTAGATATCCCCCTAGCATCTAAAATATACTCAGCATCTGCCATAGCATGTTCAGGTGAATCTACCATCCTTGCTAATCTTTTCTTACCACTCTTCTTAAAGTATAATCTATACGTACTTGCATGTGCTACAACGTTACCACCAATAGGTTTTATTGGATCACCAAACATCATACTTGGATCACTCTGTACTTGATTGGTAAATACAACTGCACATCTAAAGTAAAATGATATATTCTTGATATGACTCATTAATCTGGCTATCTGCATCTGTCTTTCAGCAAGTGTACCTCTGCCCAAGTACTCTTCTCTGAATTGTCCTATTGCACCGTCTAAAATAACTAGTGTTGGTTTCTTGTTACTTAGTATTTTACTGAGTCCATTTATAGTACCCATTAGTTGCTCTGTATTTGGGCAATATAGGTAGGTAATTTGATTAAGATATTTTAGGCATGCTTCATCATCTTCTGCATACTCTCTTGCTTTTAAAATTCCTGCTATTCTATTTGGTTTGAAGGTATCTTCACAGTCTATCCATATGACATTATTACCATCATGTATTGTTTCTACTGTAAGTGAGTTACAAAACTGTGTTTTACCAGCCCCAAACTCTCCATATACCTCATAAGTGGCTTCTGGTCTTACACCACCATCAATTAAGTTGTCAACCTCTACACATTTTGTAGCAATAATTGGATATGCTTTCTGATACTCCCATAAATCAATTGTACTCATGTCTGATTTTCTAATCATGCCATGCTCTTCTAACATTTTTTGTGATTGGAATACCCAACTGTCACATGTTGGTTTTGCTACACCTGTAATTTCTTTAATCTCTTGAGCACCTCTAATACATAAATCGATAAGTGAGGTTACACCGAAGGTCTCTAACTTTTTCTGAGTTACGGATCCAACACCTTTAAGCTGATCGACTCCTAATTCTAGGTCAGCTGATGCAATCTCCGTAGTTTCCGCAGGAGTCTGAGTTTCGTCCAGTGCTTCGTTTAACTCGATAGAGTCATCTTCAATAACCATCACAGATTACTAGTAGTATGACTTCAATATTAATCTTACTATATTCTTGTATATGTTCCGTCACCGTTGAGTTTGATGGCATTATTGTTCTCCCATTTTGATATGGTTGCCTCTGCTTTCTCTTTGGTCATACCACTTACTACCAATGCCTTCTCAAATTCTCTCAACTTTACATTACCTTCTATGTTTTTACAAGAGTTCCATACTGTTAACACATCATGTTCCTTTACAGATTTACCGTCTACAAAGATTTGTGTCTGTACACCACCTTGACTTATACTACTTCCAAATGACTCGTATTGTTTTTCAAGTAGTATTCGTATCACATTGATATCACTTTTGTCAACCTCTTCTTTAAAATGTAACTTTGCATATGCCATACTAAGTCTTACTATTGCTTCAAGTTGTCTAGTACCTATTGGTATGTCACTCTTTGCACTTACCTTTCTCATCTGCTCATAGATGTCGAGGAGTGTTTTCTTTGCTTCTGCATTAAGTTTTGGATTGAATGATCTTGCATAGTTAATATATTTTGCCAAGTCATCTTCTTTTAAGTAACAACCACCATCCATAGACATCTCGAATGACTCCAAGATATGATTTGCTTTAAGTCTGTCACTGGTCATATTTACCTTGTCTTGAATTAGCCATATCAGATCAAATCTACTTAGTAATGGTGCTGGTATATTGATATTATCTCTTAGAGAGTTGTCATTGTCATACATACCCCACTTTGGATTGGCTGCTGCAAGTACGCTTGTACGACTTGGTAAGGTCATTGCTATACCTGCTTTTGCTATTGATACTGTCTGTTGTTCCATAGCCTCATGCATTGCACTTCTGTCATCCTCACCCATCTTATCAAACTCGTCTATACATGCTAGTCCACCATCACACATTGGTAATACTCCTGCCTGTGCAATACTTCTACCATCTGACATTTTAACTATACCTATGGTTAATCCTGCTGCACTACTACCTCTACCACTGGTATATATTGACTTTGTAACCAATTTAGTTGCAAATTTTAACAGTTCTGACTTTGCCATACTAGGATCTCCTATCAAGAATAGGTTGATATCACCTCTCTTCTGTGTCTTAACCCCAC